GTTTGAACCATTTAGAAAACCTTTTACGCTTTCTAATTATATTTATAAAAAAATCAAATTGAAGGCGGTTATCAATATGATGATTACGGTTCATTTCATTTGCAGCTAAAACAGTATCTGGAAAGTAAGACAACTGTCGATTTACCATGTAAGATGAGTATGCTTTTTCTGTGATATCATCTATCATAATATTTTTCTTAGTGTAATTTATAGCATTACAATATTCAAAGGGATTCATAATCCTTTATCCTTTTTTACTGGTTGCTCTAACCATGTGTATTCATCTGGATTGTTACGTCTCCACTCTTTTTCTTTATAGCGCGTGTATAAGCTATCCCACACAATATACAAGATACCGAGAGAAACTATTATTGATAGTGCTTCTAATATCATAATCCTATTAAACTCCAACCATGATTAGCTATAGCATTTAATATAATTGCAAAGCAAGTAACTATATGAAGTAACACCCATAACGATCTAATAGAATTATGAACATAGTCGTCTTTCTTATTATTATCGTATGCATGACTACCCATAGCCTTACACCAATAATGCCATAATGTTTTTATGCTCTTTTTTGTATTCCCCAATTTTCGACTCCACCAATATAGTCTTCATAATTTATTTCAGCTTCAATATCTCTTTTTTGAAGTTCTAGGGTTGGCATTTTATTTAAGTGCAAATTATTCCAGTAAAGTTGAGGAACTGTTCGATGTCCTTCATTTTTTAAAAAATCTTTAGCAAATAAGTCGTAGCTTACGTTAACTTCTCTATATGAATAATTCCACTCTAAAAGTTTTCTTTTCAATACATTACAGTATTGACAATCATCTTGAGTATACAAAGTTAATTTAATTGAACTGGACATCTGACATTACCTCCGTTAAACATGCTACTACATTAAGTTCGTGATCAGCTACAAATGCATTTTTATATTGATAATCTGCAAGCAAAAGTACAAGTTGTGGTATTGATTGTGGTGCAACTTTATCTGTCATCCTATCGTATATAGCTCTAAAAATAGCGCTTGCATCTGTATCTATATTGTTAACAACCCAAGAACGCATACTTTTAAAATTTTTATTTTTTAAATGAGAGAATAAATCATCAAAGTTTTTATCTTGCAAATTTGAAACAATTCCTGAATCAATTTTTCCATTAACAGAGTATCTTTGTAATTCATTTAATACTCTACGCCAATCTGGTGCAAACTTTATTATTAGTTCTGCAACCGGTTTAGTATCATATTTAACTTGTTCATTATCTAATATTGTCTTACATCTATCCATGAATGATTCACATAATTCAATCATAGATTTTTTAGATGTATTGAATTCATATACACCACATCTTGAATGAAGTGGTTCAATTATTCTATTCTTAAAATTACATGTAAGAATAAATCTACAGTTTTTTGAAAATTCTTCTATAAATCCACGTAATGCTGGTTGTGTTGATTGTGGATTTAAATAGTCAGCTTCATCGAGTATCACAACTTTGTAGCCACCTTGAAGTGAAACTGATGATGCAAATTGTTTTATCTTGGTTCTTAACGTATCAATATTACCTTCCTCAGAACCATTAATAAGAATATAATCGCAACCGAGCTCATTGCATAGAGCTCGTGCGACTGTAGTCTTACCTAAACCAGCTGTGCCAGTAAAAAGCATATTAGGGAGTTCTTTACTGTCAACTATTTTTTGGAAGGTTTGTTTTAAAGTTTGAGGTAAGACTACATCTGATATAGACTTAGGTCTATATTTTTCAACCCATAGAAAGTCTACACTCATTTCTTATCTTTTACTTCAGGTTGAGCACTTGTATCATTCATAGCATCTTCTTGTTGAAGTGCTTCACTAATTTGAATGATTTGAATACACTGGTCTCTTAAGCTACCAATAGTGGAAAGTTCTTCACCTTTAAATCCACCTCTTTGAGTTACAGCATCTATTACAGCTACTGTACTTCTACTTGCTTTATTAGCAAGATCTTTAAGTTGAGTTAAATTATCTGACATGTCATTATGCTCCGTATGTTGAGGTTTTTTCAAGTGCAATCCAATACTTTAAAGGTAATTCTTTATGTTTGAATTGCGTTATTAATTTAGAAGATATTTCTACATCATAATCGCCTGGAAGAATTTTAAGATTAGAAATACTTATGATGAAATTAAATACAGCGTCCTGTTTAAAATCACCATCAATATCAATTGAAAAAGCATTTGATGTTACATTTTGACTTTCAACAATAGAAAGACTTAATACACCGTTATTTGCTTTTATTGATACTTCGCTATGACCAAGTGTTGATGCAGCTTTTTTTAACTTGTTAAGAGTTTCATTATCTAATGTAAACTTAACATCACCATCTGGCATGGTCACATCTTTTGCAGGTGACGTTAGCGTTTCTTCTGCAGCATAGAAATATTTTACTTTAGATCTACCTGATGAATCAGAAACAGTAACAAAGTCATCTTCAAATTTTAGTGTTGGAGTATCGACTAATCCCATTACTCCAATGAATTCACTTAAATCGTAAATGCCGAAATCTTTTTCGAAGTTTTCGGTAACATCGGCAGTTGCTACCACATTTCGTGCTTCGCTAATAGTCTTAATATTCGATCCAGATTTAATCAATAAATTTTGATTAATGCCTGAAAAATTTCTTAAGATTTGTAAAGTGTTTTCACTTAATTCCATAATAAACCTTCCTTTTTAATTTTATACAAAATCTGGACCTTGTATCCAGCCTACAATACTTGTACGGCTACCTTTAGTAACAGGAGTTACTTTATGTGGTAACCAGCTTGGAAAAAAACAAATTTCATTTTTTTGTAAATTTGTTTTTATTCCTTCAAAGTGTGGTAATAACAACAATTCACCACCTTCAAAATCTTTTGGATCACTAATAAGAATGCTAAATGATATTTTTCTAACATATCCAAATTGTCCTTTAAAATCACCGTCTGTGTGCGTGTCATAATGTCCACTTTTGTCAGCAGCATAAACACCATATTGACAAGGTTCTAAGTGTGTAATTGCATATTTAAATAATTCATTATTTGCACGATGAATAACATTATTAAGCGCTGAATAAAATTCTTGATGCATATAAAAATCAATCCAATCAACATCTGTGCTGCGAATTAAGTTACTATCTTTATTATCACTTCCATAAAATCCTGCAGGACTAACTTTCATTGAATTTTTAATAGTGTCAATCATTTGTTGAGTAAGTCCCCATTCTTGTAACTTTAAAAATGGTTGAAGATATGTTTCACGCGGATTTAATTGATACATTTCTTGCATTATGTAAAGAGTCCTTTTTAATTTTATAATATATTATACACCATTTTTTAGTAAAAGTAAACATTTAATTTTTAATCTTAGAGAAATTTCTATCTTTTACAAATTCAATTTTCGACTCAAATTTTCCATCAAGTATATCACCCTTATGAGATATAATAAAAGTATTACTACCTTCATCAAGAGTATATAATATCTTAAGTAGATTTTCGATTCCATCATGGTCAAGAGAAGAATCGAATGTTTCGTCGAGTACCAGTAGGTTAGTAGCTACTGAGTTTTTCATCTTTGCTATTTGTCTCCACGTAAATAGCAAAGATAAATCAATTCTTTGTTTTTCGCCTTCGCTAAATGAATCATATGTAAAATCGTCTCTATGTCTAGATCTTATAGTTTCATTAAAGTTTTCATCTAAATTAAAATGAACAAAGAAATCTAGTGTTTGTAGATATTGATTAACAAGTTTATTAATTACTGGTAAGTATTGTTTTATTATTTTTGTTTTAATACCAGTATCTCTTAGCATCTCGGCTATAACACCATTATATCCAAACTGCTCATTAAGTCTTAATTTTTCTTCGAATAAACTTTCTTTATCGCTATTCATTTTTTCTAAATCTTTTTTAGCACCAGTTAAGTCAGCCGCAACTTCGCTTTCTAAATATTTTTGTAAATCTTGATTGCTTTGATTTAAAGATACAATTTCTCTATTGTTTACATTGATAGTATCAGTCTTTTTTCTTATGCTAGCAATTACGTCTTCCAATGAAGAAATCTTAGCATCAATTAATGCCCCACTATTTTCTACTCCACTTAAAGAAGTTTGAACTTGATAAGCTTCATTCTTTGTTTCAGTTATAAGTTTGTCTTTATTCTGAATAGGTTGTTCACACGTAGGACATTCATCATTTTTCTCTAAGAACATACCACGTTTTGCTATGGTTTTCATTTCCTGCTTTATAGTAGCAACATCACTTATAATTTTATTTTTTTCTGTTTGTAGTTTCTTTAATTCATCGCTAGCAGTGTTTGACTCAAGTTCTTTACTTAGTTCACTATTTTCATTTTGTAAGATGTTTATTTTTTCTTGAGCTTTTTTAATTTGCTTTTCATATTTACTTCTGTTTTCTTGAGTAACTGCTGCAATATCACGTATATATTTTGTTTGTTGTTCTATTTTACTTTTAACAATATTAGTATCATTGTTTATTTTATTAATATTTTCTTTAAGTATAGAATTTCTTTCTCTTAATATGATATTCATTTTTGAAAATATATTAATATCCAGAAGATCCTCGATAACATTTCTACGGTGGCCAGCATTAAGCTGCATAAAAGGGATAAAAGATGACGAACCTAATACTACCACTTGATGAAAACTTTTATGATTAAGTTTTAAAATATTTTGTTCAAGGATCTTCTGGTATTCTAAAGAATGCGATGATTGATTAATCATGCTTCCATCTTTCCATATTTCAAAAATATTAGGCCTTATGCCTCTTACAATTTTAAATTGAGCTTTGCCTATAGTAAACTCAACTTCAACAACTGCTTGTTTTTGATTTATAGAATTTACAAGTTGGCTCTTACTTATCTTACGATGAGGTTTGCCAAACAATGCAAATGATATGGCATCAAGTATTGTTGATTTACCTGCACCATTATGACCAACTATAAGAGTTGATTTATGTTTATCTAGTGGTATTTCAGTAAAATAATTACCAGAAGATAAAAAGTTTTTATACTTAATAGATTTAAAAATTATCATGCTATTTCAAGTGCCTGTGCTTCAGTCATTAATTCTCTCATTTGAACTTTAATTTTGTCTTTATCCAAATCAGTATCTACTGCTTCAATATAAGTATCAACTATTTCAACTGTATCTTCAAAACTCATGTCTTCGTCTTCAACATTCTCACCCATAAACTCATTAAAGTTTTCTGCAATCTTTAATTCATAAATATCTTGATTTTGAATGTTATCAATAAATCTGTCAAATGTAAATGGATCAGATTTTTCTGCAACTACAACTTTAACAAACTTTTTAGATAAGTTTTTACTATAGTTATTATAATCTATTTCTTTGTCATTGTACACAATTTTTTCAAATAAAGTGTAATTATTTCTTATTTTTTCTATTTGTCTCGTTTCAGTATCAAGTATATGAAAATATTTTGGATCATGTGCATCTGACCAATAAAATTCCATAGGGTTACCAAGGTACCATATATTGTCTTTTTTAGATGCTGTATGATAATGTCCTGATAATACTTGTTCGAATTTTTTAAACAACTTAGGATCCATACCACTATGAGCCATAATGCCTCTTCCCATTTCAAAGTTAGCCAATTCAAGGTGTGCACCTAACCAATCAGCTTTGCAGTCTCTTATAAAGTTCATAGATTGTTCATAGTTATCTGCGCATATCCACGGAAGAAGACCCATACTCAATGATCCGTATTGCATAACAGTTGGCTCCATAACAATATGGATTTCATTCATATAATGTCCTAGACATTCTTTTAATGCATTAAGTTCATTTGTATTTTTATAATAAGTATCGTGATTCCCTGGTATAATATCCATCGTCATATTATGTTTTCTTAATTGATCTAAGAACACTCTTCTATTCTGATTAAGAGCTTTAAAATTTACAAACTTACGATGATCATAATAATCACCTAGATGTACTATTTGTTTTATACCACGCTTTTCACACTCTGGAAAAAATATATTTGTATAAAAATCTTCAGCATTATCTAAAAAAACTTCAGATGAATTTCTAATACCGCAATGTGTATCAGTCAATATAGCTATTTTCATTACATAAACTCGCTTAAATCTGAATCCGCTATTTTAACTTTACGTTTCTTTTTTTCTTTTTTAACTATTTCTTTTATCTCTTCATCTGTACTTCGCACTCTTTGAATTCTGTCCCTTAATGTATCTACAAAATGTGTAGCTGTATCAGTAGCTACTCCTTCTGTTCCTACATCAATAAAGCTATCAATACCAGATTTAGTTAAGTACTTCATTTTTATTTCTTGTTGTTTTTTTTCTTTTGTTATTCTTCTTAAGAATGCGTACCAAGTAATTTGTGTAAAATATGCAAAAGCATTTGGTTTACCAGTTCTTGTTGCTGCTTCTAAATTATAGTTTCCAATTGCCTTTAAACAATTTTCAACTGCATCCATTACCATTTCTTCTCTATACGTATATCTTATAAAGTTTGCTTTGTGTGATAAACCTTCTGCTATTCTAAGAAAACATTGAGCTATATAATCTGGTACTGTAGGAATCTTTTTGTCATTTTCTCTGGCTTCATTTGCTTTCTTAACATATTCAACTACAGCAGTGGAGAATTCAGAATTATTGACATAATGTATACTTTTTTTACGTGTCATTGTTTAAACCTTTATTTTATAGTATTATTATACACTAGTTTTTACTAAAAGTACAATAATTTTTTTTCTTTTAAGATAATAATTTGTATTCAAAGTTTTGTGATGTGTGATTAATGCTTATTAATTTTGCACCATTACTAATATGAAAATGCGTAGCCATAGGTGTTAATGGTGAAAGCGTAACTAATTTTTCTATATAAGAAAACTTTTTACAATGTTCTGATAACTTTCTTACGATTTCTTTACCAGCACCCCTTTTACGTGACCAGACCGTATAAGCTACCGCTGTGTTAGGATCTTTTTTATAATATGCATTCTGGCTCATGAGATCTAATTCTTTAATATTATGTGGTACATCATTTGTATAAGCAACACAAATAATACCTTCAATATTATCTTGATATTTTAAACCAAAAATTTTACGATTATAATTTAATCTAAATTCTA